GGCTGCTGACCGATCCGGCCCGGCCGGCGTGGTGGCAGTGGGTCATCGGCGGCATCACCTACGACGTCGACGAGCTCTTCCACGTGAACTTCGGCGCGCGCTCCGGGCAGATCCTGGGCCGCGGCGTCCTCGAGCAGTACGGCTACTGGCTCGGCGGCGCCGTCGCGGCCGAGGACTACTCCCGCGACACGTTCGCCGCCGGCGCGCTGCCACCGGCCGTGCTGACGTCACGCGCCGTGGTCAACCAGAAGGACGCCGACGAGCTGAAGCTGAAGTGGCGCGAGCTGACCAGCACCCGCGAGCCCGTCGTCCTGCCGGACGGGACCGAGCTCAAGCCGATCGTCGGCAACGCCCAGCAGCAGCAGCTCGTCGAGGCCCGCACGTGGAACGCGCAGATGTGCGCCGACATCGTCGGCGTGCCCGGCTGGAAGCTCGGCCTGGACGGGCCGTCCATGACCTACCAGAACATCACCGACGCCGACATCGACTTCGTGCGCGACTGCGTCGACCGCTGGGGTCTGCCGATGAGCGGCGCGCTGACGAAGTGGATGATGCCCGCCGGCTGGCAGGTCGCCTGGAACTACGGCGCCCGCATGCGGGCCGACCAGAAGTCGACCAGCGAGGTCCTGCTCGCCTACCACGGCGCCGGCGTGCTGACGACGGACGAGGTCCGCGGCGCGATCGACCGGCCCCCGCTCGAGGAACCCGAGCCGCCCGTCGACGACGACGGCGACGGCTCGACCGGCACCCAGGCCGTCGACGAGCAGAGCGCGGCCGAGGCCGCGCAGACCGCCGACCAGCTGCCGGTCACCGCCCGGCAGCCCGTGATCGGGATCAGCACACCACCGGTGCTCGCAGCAGGAGGGACATCATGACCGAGCTCATCATCACCAGGGCGCTGCACGACAACGCCCTCGAGCCCGTCGGCGACGGGTGGACCGTCCACGGCCGCGCGGTGCCGTACGGCGTCGAGCAGGAGGTCTCCGACGACGGCCGCACCCGCTACGTCGAGGAGTTCGCCGCCGGCGCGTTCGCGCGCGACGCGGCCAAGGGCGGCCGCTGGGTCAACCTCATGCTTGGCCACCGCGGCGACGACGGCGACCGCTACCTCGGCCGCTGCGTCGAGCTCGAGGACCGCCGCGACGGCCTGTATGCCGCGTTCCGCATCAACCGCGACCACCCGCAGGCCGAAGCGGCCCGCTCCGGCGAGCTGCGCGGCTGGTCTGTCGAGGCGCGCGTCTACCGGGCCCGCGCCGAACGCCGCGGCGGGCGCGACATCCTCGTGCGCGAGGTCTGCGGCCTGTCGCACGTCGCCGCGACCGCCAGCCCGCAGTACGCGGCCGCCGGCGTCCTGGTCGCCCGCGACTACGAGCTCGTCGGGCCGGCCGCCACCCCGCAGCGCGACGCGCTGCGCGCGACACTCGACCGGCTGCGCGCGGCGGGTTAGCCTGCCAGCAAGGAGAGCCGCCACCCCGGCGGCGCGCCACCGGCCACCCCGCCACCGAGCGGCCACCCCGGGACGCGCAGACCGGCCACCCGGCCAGACAACGTCTGTCTGACCGGGAGGGCCCACCGTGGGCAAGTACCTTGACGGGCTGCGCGAGCAGTTCGACACGATCACCGAGGGCATCGAGCAGGTGCTCGACCGCGCCGCCGACGAGAACCGCGAGGTCTCGGACCAGGAAGCCGAGCTCGTCAAGCGCGAGCAGGTCAAGGCCGAGGACCTCAAGAAGTCCATCGAGCACTACGCCACCATCGAGCGCACCCGCGCCGACGTGTCCGCGACCATGGCGAAGGTCCCGACCACTCCTGCACCCTCGACCGTGCAGCGCCAGCGGGTCGGCGGCCAGGACGAGCCGGCCAAGCCCGAGGACCTGTTCCCGACCGCCGGGGACTACATCGTCACCGTGGCGCGGGCCATGCGCGGCGACAAGGAGGCCGCCGAGCTCATCCAGCGCGCCACCCAGCACCAGACCACCGCCGACAACCCCGGTCTGCTGCCCAGCCCGATCGTCGGTCCGGTCATCTACGGCGTGTCCAACGACCGCCCGTTCATCGAGTCGATCACCAAGAAGGCGCTGCCTGCCGGGTCGTTCGACCGGCCCGTGGTCACCCAGCACGTCGGCGTCGGCAAGCAGGACGGCGAGAAGACGCTGACCGAGTCGCGCAAGCTGCTCGTCGGCAAGCTGCCCGTCGCGGCGTCTACCTACGCCGGGCACCTGAACATCTCCCGCCAGGACATCAAGTGGACCCAGCCCGGCATCATGCAGATTATCGCCGAGGACTTCGCCCACGAGTACGCCCGCGAGACCGACCAGGACGCCGTCGCGCAGTTCCTCGCCTCGATCACCAACGACCCGGTCGTCGTCGACACGTTCGACGCCGCGAGCATCACCGCCGCGGTGTTCGCCGCCGCGTCGGCGGCCATGAGCACTGGTGACGGTGCACCGCTGCCCGACACGCTGTGGGTCTCCCCGGACGTGTGGGGCATGTTCGGGTCGCTGGTCAACAACAACGGCACCCTCGTGTTCCCGTCGGTCACGCCGACGAGCTCGGCGGGCAACCCGCTCGGCCTCAAGATGGTTGTCGACCCGTGGTTCGAGGCCGGCACCGCTGTCGTCGGCCCCTCGAGCTACCTCGAGTGGTTCGAGGACGTCGATGGCCTCATCCAGGTCGCCGAGCCCGACGTCCTGGGCCAGTTGGTCGGCTACGCCGGCTACGGCGCGTTCCTGAACACCAAGCCCACCCTGTTCACGCCGATCACGGTCCCGGCGCCCACGGAGCCGGTCACCGCGAAGGCCAAGGCGTCGGCCTCGAAGTGAGCGAGCCGGCCGCCGGGCCGCTCCCGCCGGTGTTCCAGCCCCAGTGGCTGTCCCCCGCATCGGTCAAGGAGTGGCTGCACCTGCACGATCAGGACGACTCCGACGACGTCCTGATCGTGCAGGTGTGCGCGTCCAGTGAGCCCTACGTGCAGCGGTGCCGCCCGGAGTTCACCACCGTGGTCCCGGGCGGCACCGAGTACAAGCCCGACGCCGAGACCTACCTGGGGGCCGTCATGCTCGCGGCCCGCGAGTACCGCCGGCGCAACTCCCCGGCCGGGATCGAGACGTTCGGCGACGCCGGCACGACCTTCGTCGCCCGGTACGACCCCGACATCGACCGGGCCCTGCGAACCGGCAAGTTCGCACCACCGACCCTGGGCTGAGGAGAGCACACGTGGGAATCGCCGCCGCCGCGCAGGCCATCGTCGACGAGCTCGTCGCCGGCGGCGTGCGCGGCGTGCGTGACTTCCGTGACGTCAACCCGCCGTGCGTGCTGGTCCTGCCGCCGACCGTCCACTACCGGTTCGGCAAGTGCCACTCGGGCGACTTCGAGGTCTGGGCGATCGTCGCCGACACGGGCCAGAAGGCATCCCTGGACGCCCTCGACGCGCTGACGAGCAAGGCGCAGGCGGCGCTCGGCGGGCGCGCCGTGACCGGCACGCCCGACAGCTACGCGTCCCCCGACGGCGGGACGTTCCCGATCTACCGCATGACCTGGACCCAGCGCATCACCGCCTAGCCCGGCCCCACAGGAATGGAGATAGACCCATGACGACCACCGCTGACGGCACCGGGACGCTCGGCCCCGGCACCCTCAAGATCGGCGAGACCGGCACGGAGATCGACTGCTCGTGCCTGGTGAACAACGCCGCGATCGAGCCCGACGTGTCCGAGGGCGACTCCAAGACGATGCTGTGCGGCACCACGAAGCGGTCCGCCGACACGATCGACTGGTCGCTGTCCGGCAACGTCGACGTCGACGCCGGGATGTCCGACGGGCTGTTCGCCCTGACCTGGCAGCACGTCGGCGAGATCGTGCCGTTCGAGTTCACGCCGTCGACCGCGGTCGGGACCACGGTCAAGGGCAACCTCAAGCTCGTCCCGCTGCGCCTGGGCGGCGACGACTACGGCGAGTACCTCGACAGCGACTTCGAGTTCCCGCTGGACAACTTCGACCCCACGACGGCCGTCACCTACGGCGACGACGCCGGCCCCGTCGCGGCGACCGGCGCGAGCTCCGGCACGCCGGGCACGTTCACGCCGTCGGGCGCCACCGCACCTGCGGACATCGACGCGCTCAGCTCGGTGACGGCGAGCCCGTCGTCGGCGTGGGCTGAGGGCGAGTACGTGGTCCTCGGCGACGCCTCGAACGCCTACTGGGACGGCTCGGACTGGGCCGAGGGCAAGGCGCCGGCGGCCGAGCTGCTCGCGAAGGCTGGCGCCGGCAGCAAGGCGTCCGCGTAGTGGCCGGCCGCGCGGCGCAGGTCCAGGTGCAAGGCGCAGCCGAGCTGCGTCGGACCCTGCGCCGCGCCGGCGACGACCTGGGCGACATGAAGGACGTCAACGCTGCCGTCGCCCGGCTCGTCGCCACCCGGTCAGTCGCCTCCGGTCCGCGGCGCAGCGGCAAGCTCGTCGCCTCGGTGCGCGGCTCACGCGCCGTGTCGTCGGCGGTCGTGCGGGCCGGCGGCGCGCGGGTCCCGTACGCCGGGCCGATCCACTGGGGCTGGCCCTCGCACCACATCGCGGCTCACCCGTTCATCGCCGACACGGCCGTCGCGACCGAGCCGACCTGGACCCGCATGTACCTGCAGGGCATCAACGAGATCATCGGGAGAGTGAGGGGCGCATGAGCGCACAGATCACGGTCAGCGTCGAGCTCGAGGGCCGCGAGCCCTACGAGGTCGAGACGCGGCTCATCGACCACAACCTGTGGGACGTCACCCGCGCGAAGCACAAGTGGCCCCAGATGAACGAGGCGCCCGTGACGTGGCTCGGCTTCCTCGGATGGGCGGCGTCACGGCGGACCGGGAAGATCGAGCCCACCTTGACGTGGGAAACGTTCCTGGCGGCCTGTCTGAACGTCGAGACGGTCGACGACGACGAGGAGGTCGGTGCCGTGGTCCCTATGAGCGCGGCTCCTGGTCTCGATTCATTTGCGAGCTAGCGGTCGCTACCCACATCGCCCCCGCGGCCCTGTTCGAGGAGGACGAGGCGACCATCATGACGCTCGCGAAGGTCCTCGAGGACCGGGCGAACGCCACCCGCCGCGCGGTCGGCGGCAAGACATCGGGCACGAACGTGAGGGGAGGTCGACGCGATGGGTAAGCCAGCGATCCTGTCGATCAAGATCCTCACCGACGCATCCAAGGCCCAGAAAGGTCTCGACCAGGCCGCGGGCAAGATGGACAAGTTCAAGGCCGGTCTCGGCAAGGCCGCGATCCCCGCGGCCGCGATCGCCGGTGGCCTGACCGTCCTCGGCAAGAAGGCCGTCGACGCGGCTTCGGACCTGAACGAGACCCAGACGAAGGTCGAGCAGATCTTCGGCCCGGCCGGCGCGAAGGTGATCGAGGACTACGGCAAGACCGCGGCCGACTCGATCGGGCAGTCGCAGCAGGCCGCCCTCGACGCCGCGTCCCAGTTCGGCACGTTCGGCAAGGCCGCCGGCCTGTCCGGCAAGGACCTCGCCGGATTCTCGACCCAGCTGACCGGCCTGTCCTCCGACCTCGCGTCGTTCTACAACACCAGCCCGGAGGAGGCCGCCAACGCCCTGGCCGCCGGGCTGCGCGGCGAGTCCGAGCCGCTGCGCAAGTACGGCGTCCTGCTCGACGACGCCACCCTGCGCCAGAAGGCGATGGAGAAGGGCATCACCAAGACCACCAAGAAAGCCCTGACCCCGCAGCAGAAAGTCCTCGCCGCCCAGGCC